AGTACCAGCTAGTAAGTTTACAAGAAAAAAGATAACAGCTAACGAGCAGGTTGAAGAACTTGAAGGATTAGATACAACTATTGACTGGAAGAACACGGGTGATAATAGTTATGACGGTGAAAAGTTAAACTTGCTAGTACACGATGAAAGCGGTAAATGGGAAAGACCTGATAATATATTAAACAACTGGCGAGTAACTAAAACGTGTTTAAGATTAGGTAGTAAAATAGTAGGCAAGTGCATGATGGGTTCAACTAGTAATGCGCTAGACAAAGGTGGTGATAACTTTAAAAAACTATACAATGCTTCTGATGTTACAAAACGAAATCGTAATGGACAAACAAAGTCTGGCCTGTATTCTCTCTTTATCCCAATGGAATGGAACTATGAGGGATTTATTGACCAATACGGATATCCAGTCTTTAATAATCCAAGTGATGATGTACTCGGACCAGACGGTGAACTAATAGATGTAGGTATAATAGAGCATTGGCAAAATGAAGCTGATGGTTTAAAGTCAGATCACGACGCTTTAAATGAGTTTTATAGACAGTTTCCTAAAACTACTGAACACGCGTTTAGAGACGAAGCTAAAGGAAGTATATTTAATTTAGTTAAAATATACGAACAAATAGATTATAACGAAGAAATGTCTAGGACGTTAGGTGTTTCTACTGGTAATTTTCAATGGGCTGGAGGTATTAAAGATACACAAGTAATATTTTATCCAGATCAAAAAGGTAGATTTAAAATAAGCTGGACGCCACCAGTACATTTACAAAATAAAATGTATTTAAAAAATGGCATAAAATATCCTGGTAACGAACACATGGGTGCTTTTGGTTGTGACTCATACGATATATCAGGAACAGTAGATGGTCAAGGTTCTAAAGGAGC